CCAAGGAATTCTAGCTCCATCCATGAATCGTATTTCTGATTTTATAATATGTATTTCAGGCGTCATGAAGTTTTCTTTCGGGGGTTTGAAAACTTTGCTGCCAAAGTAATCGCGAAAGACTACATGTTTGCCATCTTTTCTTTCTATTGTGCCAGATAATCCAATCTTATAGCGAGCATAATTTGTGTCGATGACTTTGGAAAAAGTTGGACTACTCACATGATGCATTTCATCCAATATAATTGTTCCAAATTCTTTACGAATCTTCTCGATATTGCGGTATAAGCTCTGAGTATTCCCAATTACAATAGGAGCATCAAGATCAAACTTACCACTTCCTATAATTCCTGGCGTAATTCCGTAGACTTTCTCTACTTCTTTTGCCCACTGGTTCCTTAGAGGAACTGTGTGTACAATAACAAGTGTTTTTTGTCCGAGTTTTCCGGCGATCGCCAACCCCGTGAAAGTCTTTCCCCAGCTTACCCACGCGTTGACGATACAATTATCATCGAGTTCGTCGTAGACGGCCTGTTGAGATTCACGGAGTAAGTACCTAAAATCAGGAAAATCAACAGGCACCATAATCCTTTTGTCAACAATTTCATAGTCATTTGGTATAAGGTCCGTTCTTCCAATTGGTATGGTGACAAGATTCTCTCGAATCCTTGCCATATTTTTTATAACAATAGGTGGGTCATTTGGATTCTGCGGAGGTATTTTATATGTTAGCTCTTTACTGAGATGCTCTTTGTACTCTCGCGTTACTTCCAAATAAATTCTATTGCTAATAACTGCTTTCATAATCCTAAATCGGTTTTTGCTGTAATATACTGTTTCACAAATTCGCTTCGTACTATATCCTTTATATCAAAGTCAACAAAGTCAAACTGCTCCATTGCCTTTAAAATACGAACAAATTCCTGTAGTCCATTTTTAGCTAAATCTGATTGCCTGAAGTCTCCACAAAAAATAACTCGGCAGCCTTGCCCTATTCGAGTTATAATTGAGTCTAGCTCATGAAAGCTCATGTTTTGGCATTCGTCAATCATTATTGTTGCATTTCTAAGTGTAACTCCACGAATAAATGAAGTTGTCATAAAATGTACTAAACCCTTTGTTTTTAATATTTCATAAGCATCGCCTCTTTGAAACAGCTCAATACAAATATCTTTGTAAGGCTCTTCATATACTGATGCTTTTTCTTTTTCATTTCCAGGCAAAAAGCCTATATCACGAGTAGGAACTGCACTTCTTATAATTACTAGCCTTTCATAGATATTTTTTACCATATCATCGAAGGCAAGATAGCAAGATATAAAAGTTTTTCCTGTTCCTGCAACTCCGTGCAGCATTAAGTTTTTATTACTCTCAAATGCTACAACTTGATTTTTAGTTAAAGGCTCAATTTCTTGTAAATCTAAATTTGCTCCCGCAAGAGTCTTTTTTCGTCTAGTAGCCATAAAATTATACTTTTCTTCGAGTGTCCTTTAGTCGTTCTTCGGAGTACTCGTATAATAGCCAAGGCAGTCCGCCTATATGCAATACTCCAGCCCATGTTTTTTCTATGGGAGGAGGTCTTGGTATAGTAAAAGGAAAATTAATATCCTTTAACCAAAGTACAGAAGCAACTTCTTTTCTTTCTATTTTTCGTATTTTATAATATTTGAGAGAAGCGTTCATAGTTTTTTGGTAGATAAATGGAGTACCATTACTATCTATAAAAGACTTAGTGCTTTGCTTCAAAATTCCAATTAACGAATCAATAGAGTGTTTAAGAGGTACTAGTTCTGTAAAATGGGTTTGTAAACGACGTATGCCGAGGGAAGCCCCCGGCATATTTTTATCGTCTACTACTTGATTATCGAGTAGCAATAATCCATCTATAAGTTCCCAGTTACTATTTGGAAGAATATATACTGGGAACTTAATTTTCTTTATTTCTCTATAAGTAACTATCACTGTGCATAGGATTTTTCAAACTTACCCATAGAGTAATCGTCTCCAACTTCAAAGTCGCATCCAACGGGAGCGCCCGATATAGATACTCCTCTATCCATTTGAATAAACTTTTGTAGATTTTCACAGTAAAAATCAATTTCATTTTCTGGAACTTCTGCTAATATTGAGTCATGAACAAGTGCAAAGATTCTTGATTTCATTCTTTGACTTTTTATAAACGAACCCATGTCTATAGCCCCTAAAAGGTTAATATCAGAAGCAGTAGACTGCACCAGAAAGTTAAGGCCAGACCTAATGCTATGACTCTTGATGCCTGCGTCTGTCGATGAGACATTCGGCAATCTCCTCTTGCGACCAAAAAAGCTATATACAAATCCATTATGCTCAATAAATTTTTGATTATTATCAATCCACTGTCTCAATTTATGAAAAGATTTAAAATAATCATCAATAACTTCTTTTGCCTCTTGCTGGCTAAAATAAGTACCCGAATCTTTAGTAACTTGTTCACTAATTTTCTTTGGGCCTGCGCCATACATAATACCAAAGGTTACGGCTTTAGCTGCTTGGCGCTGTGTGCCGTATAGCTCTGCCACCTCTTCTACATTACAAGGCAGTTTAAAAACTGTTTTTGCAATCGTACTGTGAAAGTTTCCACCACTGCGAAATACATTCATAAGAGCTTCATCTTCTGCGAGTTTTGCGGCTACATATACTTCTGCAGTTGTTAAGTCCATTGCCACGATCTTATGACCTGGCCCTGCTTTAATGCACCCCTTGACAATAGGATTATCTCTAGGAAGCTGTTGCATATTTAACTTACCACTACTTGATAAACGACCAGAAGTCGTACCATGTAGATTAAAGTTTGTTCTCAATCGACTATCTCTGTCGAGTTGAGGAATAATTTTATCAAGATAAGTATTCTTGATTTTAGATTTTTGTCGAATATCAAGTATAAGTCCAGGTACTTCCGACTGTGCTGACAGTGCATTTAATACTTCTGCATCAGTGGAGTCAGCACCTGTACCTGTCTTCTTTCCTGTAGGGTTTAAGCCCAGCATATCAAACAGAAGCTTTCGAAGTTGCACTGTACTGTTTGGATTAAACTCTGCTCCTTGTATTTCTTCGAACTTACGAATCTTTGGATTCTTATACAAAGTTTCAATGGCCTTATCAATATCTTGTTGCATAAGCTCTTGAGACATCTCTAGTCTTTCCGCATCAAAAGGAACGCCATTGTCTTGAGTATCAATAAGAAATCTACAACCTGGGATAAGAATGTTATCGTAAACCCATGCCAACTTCTTGTTCTGCTTGATTTTTACAAACTTTTCGTATATTAAAAAAGTACATACTGCATCCATTGCAGCATATGTTTTCATTATATCAAAAGGAATCCAACTCCATTGAAAATCTCCTTTCAGAATACCATTTTCTCTACGATACTGATCAATCCAATCATACATTGGCTTCTCGTAGTCACCATAGGGAGTATACTTTAAGGATAATTGCTTGAGTCCATGACCTCCAGGATTCTCGTCAATCAGATAATGAAGTAACATGGTATCTTCAAAGCTCGGAAACTTGAAGTTAAAATGATACTCAAAAAATGCCATATCAAACTTGGCATTATGAAAAACTACTGTTTTGGTGTCAAATAATTGCTGTAGTAACTGTTCAGTAGTATCATCAAAGCAGTCGGTATCAATATAAGCCCCGAAAAGACCATTATAAGAAAGACTAATACCCAGCATGTGACCGTTTCGAGGATAAAGACCAGTTGTCTCTGAGTCGAGAGCCACATATCTACAGGGATCTTTAATGGCTGCCTTAATAAATTCATTTGCTTCTTCCGTGTCTTGTATGCCAAAAGCAATACTATTGTCTATAACTACTTCTTCTATTTCTCCACGAATGTAAGAAATAATATTATCTTTTGAAGATTCCCACGTATTTCTTGCTTCGGGTTTGAACGCAAGCATAGCAGGATTAATAACAGGCAAGAACTTACCTTCTACTTTTTTGCCTGAATACTCTGTCACAGAGTTAATTTTGGTAAAATACTTGAGAGCATCTGAACCTACAAGTATTACCCAATCATACAAATCTGTATCAATTTGTATGTCACAATCTCGCTTTAATACTTTTTTAATATTAGGGTCTGAGCACAGTTGAAATTGGTCAAAATCAAATGCGCCACCGAACTCATAACTAAAATCTGTTCTACTTGGTTTGGTCTCTATTAGAGCGACCTTTGGGCTCGTCATATTGTGTTCCTTAATTTCTTATATCATTGAAAACCAGTGCGCCTAATCCGGCTACAGTAAGAAGTAAAAACCATCCGGCTAATAGTTCCATATCTCTCTCCTATGAATAAAGTTTTTGTTTCAATTTTTGTACTTGATTTTCCGATAGACCACCTGGATCCATATCGGGTATATTTACACTTCGTGTGACTAAATCAACATTTTCACACATTTGTTTTACATTCATTGCTGCTTTTTGACCCGCTTCATCCCCGTCAAAGAATACTACTGCTTGCTCGACTCCTTGAAGTCGAAGAATAGATAACTTATCTTCATTGATGTTGCGAGTACCAAAACAACATACTGCATTTGTTAATCCTTTATCGTGTAGGTTTATCATGTCGTAGATTCCTTCTACTAAAATAACACTACCCTGTATCGGGTTTACTTTCGCAGGATACAGAGGCATTCGTGCCCCAGGCGGATTGATGAGATACTTCGGAGTACCTCCAGTCATATGCCTTGCATTGAAGGCTACAATCTTTCCTGATATGTCACGAATCGGAAACACAACTCGACCAATAAAATGCTCATGGTCTTGAAATGCTTCAAACTTACGATAGGTTTCCGGTTTAATACCTCTCCAGTTTCCAACGTAAGGTAATGCACTTGGGGGAAAAGGCAAGCCCACACTTTCAGCTCTCTTTTCACGAATTTTCTTCTTAATAAGTTCTCTGCGTAAGTGTAGAAAACTTGCCTTTTCTCCAAAATGCACAAAAAGACTTCCCTTGAATCCACAAGAGAAGCAATGAAAAATACCTGTAATTTGGTCTACTCGCATACTCGGATTATTGTCATCATGCTCAGGATTGAGACATGATACTACAAAATCTTTTCCTTTCGGCGAAAATGGAACGCTTTTACTCTCTAAAAGTTCTTGTACGTTCATTAACAGTCCGGATCATAGCTTTGCCACTCGTCGTATTCGGTAGGCTCATCATACTCATCTTCACTATACCCGTCAGCAAAAGTATGTATTAGAGCCTCTTCAATAGCGTACTGGCAACCTTGATAGTAGTCTTTATGCTCATCATCCAGTAGATGAAAAAACGCAGAAATACGGGCAAGCATTGTTTCTGCCAGCTCGAGATTCTGTTCTGACATTGCTGCCTCTAAAATATCAAAGTAAGGGCCGACCTTAACTTCTACTCTGGGGGGTAAGCTCATCTTTTTATCCTATTAGAATCCGTAATTCCAAGTGTAGTATCCGCCAGGGAAAAACCATGGAAATGCGTATATCGCTGTAAACACTAGAAGTGTAGCAATTGCGTCTACTTTTAATTTACTATCGGGTATATCTGGTTGCATTATCTTCTCATACTCGCTAAATCTTTCATTTGTTGTTCGTCTATAATAGGGATGGCATTGGACTTATGCATGGTTCCAATACCTTTAACAAGGGTTCCCGTGTAACGTGGCGCTTCCACTCGAGGGGCAACTCCAACTGTGTCGGGAACCGAGGGATACTCCGTGGTACTCCTGCGGAAATGAGGTCGTTGAGGGGCACTGACACCCCCAGTCTTAATAGATACAGCTTTTCTTCGCAAACTTTTCTTCTTTCTTCCAGAGATAGTGTAGCCCAATGATCCATAATAAAGCCCCATAAAAAACTCCTGCCAATTGAAGATATATTATACCAAAAATCAGCAGGAGTGTCAAGAACTATTTTTAGATGTCGTTTATTTCTTCACCAGTTTTATGTTCTTCCGCTTCTTGTTCGTCTGGTGTTAGTGCGGATTCGGGCCCTATCTTTAGAGTTTCCCAGTTCATTGTTGAAGTGAATGTTCCCATCTTTCCACTTCTCATCTTGGTACAGTTAAATGTCATAATCGCATCTTCCGTTTTCCAAGTGTCAATTGTAAACGCGGCATCTGCTGCGTCGAGAATACCCTTTGCAAATCGGGCTTCGCCCGTAGCATCTATTTGATAAGGACTGTAAACCGGCACTTCATACTCCTGGGCCATTGATTTCAGTGCTTTACTTACTTCTATCTGCTCAGTCCAGTCATACTGTCCAGCGCGAGATGGAAGGTTGGAACGCTTTACTTGATTAATGTAATCAACAATAATTACACCGACATCCATTGCACTTTTGACTTTCTTGTCAAGCTCTGCGCGAATCTTTGAAAGAGTCAACGATGCATCATAGACAACATCCAACTGCTGAGTCGGGAGAAGCTCACAGTTAGTCTTTAAATCGTAGTGTAGACGATCAAAGTCTCGATGATCGTTATACTCTTTTAGTTTTTCGTCGGCATCGACAAAACGATTCGCCCACCAAGCTGCTACTAGCTCCCACTCTGTAACACTAAGGTTACGTTTACGAATTTTATCGTGTGAGACTCCAGTAGCAATCGCGCAACATCTTTGTAAAATTTCACGGCTATCCATTTCGATTGTGAAATAGATGGCAGACTTTCCACTTTCATACACTGTATTTGCAATGTTACAGCAAGTAATGGATTTCCCTGCCCCGCGGCGACCCCCGACAAGAATCAAGTCTCGGGGAGAAAACTTGAATTCTTCGTCGAATGCGGAGTTCATACCGAGGGGCAGGTACTTGTCCAATTCCTCATCTGCTGGGAACAGGGAAATACGTTGCATACTTTCCTGGGGCTGCTCTAGTTCAACTTTATCTTCTATATCTAGAACAATCTGATGCAGATGAGATACCGACTCTTCCGCATCTTCAAAAGATATGGAGTTGTCAATATACTTTTCGAGTGAGTACAATATTTCTTTTTGAGTATACTCATTCTTGAGGTATTGAAGCAGCATAGAAGGTTCTGCTTCAACTTCCAGTGCTTCTATAGCAAGAAGTTTTTCTTGCGTAGCACTATCCCGAATCTCAAACTTTAGATCCTCAAAAGAAGGAACAGTATGATACTTCTGGGAATGTCCATCAATAATACTAAAGATGGTGTGGTATTCGGTAGGTAAATAATGCTTACGCAAATAACTCCAGGTATCAGAATCCTGAAGCATAATAATCTGTTTGATTAATGCAGAAGCAATGTTCAATTTATTCCCCGAATACACAAAAAAGCAACCGTAACGCACCCGCTACGGTTGCTGAAAAGAAAGTCTACTTAGCTAGCAGCCTTTTCTTTTTTTGAAGCGCCGTCATAGTCAGCGGCTGAAAGGCCACGACGAGTCAGCATAGTCTTGACACCGCGAGCAGTCTTGCCGATTGCTTCCGCGATCTCTTCAACAGTCATTCCAGACACATCACCGAGGTCAGCCAAGGGATCTTCCTTAGCTCCACCTTTGGTGTGCTCTTGTCGAGGAATAGCGTCGATTTCACCTGAACGAAGCAGGCTGAGAGCCTTACCACGAACAGAGTTTACAGAGCGATCAAGAGCTTCTGCAATAGCTTCAACAAACGCACCATCATTTACCATAGAGATAAACTTAGACTCCTCTTCAGGAGAATAGGTACGAACAGTCTCAACCTTGGGAGCAGGCTTGACATGATCGGTCAGTTCCATAGACAAAATCTTGCCTTGGATAGACTTAGCGGAGAAAGCTCCGCCTTCGAAATGCTCAGCGATTTGAGCATAGGTGTACTCACCGCTATTGTCAGAGACAAAAGCTGCGAGAGTTGCTTCTTGATCTGCACTAAAAGCGCGGTTAGATCGAGAAGAAGCCAGTTCTACTTCATAGCCCATTTTACGGAGCTTGCTAGAAACAGAACGGGTAGAAGTCTCAAGCTCTTCTGCTGCTTCTGCAACAGTATCTTGAGAGACAGGACTTTCGCCGCCGACGAAAGCTGTCAGTTGAGCAGTGCGCTCATCAGTCCACTTAGGAAGTGCCATATTAGTGTTCTCCTAGAAATTCACTTAGGTTTGTTACAATTATTACGCCAGTTTCTCTGGCCTGTTTGGTTTTTGCGGATTCCTGTCCGCCCTCATTTATGAGGTGAGTTACTTGTTTAGTTAAACTAGACTTTACTTCATAACCCGCTTCATTCAGTGCTGTTGTAGCATCAGCTTTCGTTTTGAAACTCTTCAAACGTCCACTAATGCATACAAAGCCCTTACTCGTAGCTGGCTTAGAGTCTGAGAATGTCCAAGAAAACTTAGGCATAGTCTCAAAGAAGTAAGGAGCTTCCATTCTCATCCAGTGTACTAAATTATCTGTGGCCTTTGGGCCCAAACCGGCACGATGACAAGTGTCTGCATCTATTTCATGTATAGTTTTTACAGTCTCAGACAGCTTCCGTGTTGCCGTGTTTCCAATTAATGGAATACCAAAGGCAGGTAATAAAAGCTCTAGCGGAGCAGAAATAGAGTTCTGAATCTCCGCGTAGAGCTTTAAAGCCACTTTCTCGGAGCCTAAAGCATCCGCTAATTCATCCTCATTGAAAGAATAAATTTCTGACGGACACGTTAAGTCTAGTTTGGAAATAGCGGCAGGGCCAAGACCTTTTATTTTTATAGTTTTGGCAAAGTGCTCGACAGCTTTACTATTTTGTGCAGGACAGGTGCCGTTGCGACAAAAAAGCTGGTCATTTACCCACTCGAGAACAGAGCGACACGAAGGACACTCCGTAGGGGGTAAAATTTCTGCAAACATAGACTACTCCGAAAAGTGAAAGTATATTATACGAAAAGTTGAGGTAAAAGTCAAGAACTATTTTTCTTCTGGTCTACTCGACGAACAATTCGAGGGATAATTTCCCCACTACGAATAACCTCCACAGTACAGCCTATCTCTAGCTCCAGGCTGCGAATGTACTCGATATTGTGTAGAGTTGCCCTACTCACAATGGCTCCTTCCACTTCGACTGGACTAAGAATGGCGACCGGGCTGACTACACCCGATTTACCAACTTGCCACACAACATCGAGCAATTCTGTATGTACACCCTCTTTCTGCTCTTTGAGAGCGAAAGCACCGCGAGGATGGTGAGCTGTATATCCCATCTTATTAAAGGCTCTTACATCATTAATACGATATACCCAACCATCCGTAGGATAGTTACTAGCATCGAAGGTATTAACAGTATTAAACCCTTGATCGGCTAATGCTTTTAATATAGTAGAGTACTGATCGTAGCCAAGACCAGACTTATGGATGTCATATGCAACAAAAACAAGATTCTCAGCGCGAGCCT